GCCGCCCGTGACATACGGGAACTGCTCCCCGCTCAAGGTTCCACCGATTGAAGACCAGCTACTTCCGTTAGTTGTGTATTCCAACGCCCCCGCAGCCGAGAGTCGAAACCCAAACGTGCTACCGTTGGTAACGCTTACCGTGTTTGCTGTGCCGCCTTCACTTATCACCCCGCCAACAACGCTCGTAGTGTTCGCCTCAATCTCCCAGTAGCTCGCGAAACTCATCGCATCAAACGTGCCGCGAGCGGTGGTGGTGCATTTTAGGTTGCCTTCGCTCAAGCCTGTCGCACCGGAGAACACCGCATTGTAAACACAATAATTATCAGTCGGCGTATCCGCCAGAACATCCGATGTGGCGAGGTTGGTGTCTGAAAAATCGTTATCATTCCCACTCACATCATTGCCGATAGCGTCAGCATCCTTGAAATCCAGATGGAATCCATTAGCGCCATACCCAGTTCCGCTGTACGCCTTTGGTTTCCACTGGCCCGTAGTGGCATCCTCCTCGGCAAAACTGGTGTGTGTTAGTGCTTGCCCGTCGATTAAGTAGACATCAGCTATTTGATGGTCGGCACTACCTCCACCGGAGTTCTTGCCAAACCACTGGGTCATTCCACTCTTTGTAATAGAGATTTGGTGGTCAGTTGCCGGAGTGTTGAGGGTGTAATCGCTAGTGACTTCACTACCGTTAATATACAACTTCATTTTGTCTGTGGTGGCGGTCTGTGAAGCGTCCCAAACCAACAATAAATGATACCAACTGGCAACATCTCTCAATACAGGCGACCACCGCCAAGCGTAATTAGTCGAACCATTGGAGAAATCATCAAAAAACAATTTGTCAACACTGGTGATGCCACGAAATAATGACCAGTTTGTGCCGCTTGTTCCCCCAGCAATGATATTGTCATCCCCTCCGAGCGCATTACGTTTCAACCAAAGGGAGGCGGTGAATTTTGTTCCGCCAGTTGGGTCGCCGATTGATTCGCGTTTCAAGTATCCGTCACCGCCAAACCGCAACGACTTCGTCACCACATCATCTGCTGCGGCTGCGGCGGCGGCTTGCATCATCATCGGGTTGGCGACAGGTACGCTCATAGTTTATGCCATTCCAACGTGGTACACTGCGCTAACTCGTGATGCGCTTTCGCAGTAGTACGCCAGCACATCCACTCCGCTTGTTCCGGGGGTTGGTGCAGTCCCGCCAGCGAACTTAAATCCGCTGAAAGCTACCGCGCTGCCATCGTGAGTAATCGTGATAACACCAGCTTGACCGGCAGTGGCGTTGCTTACACTGAGCGTAATCCCCGCGCTACTCAGCGCAACTGCGTGATTGTTTGCCTCGGATAAATCGCAAGTACCGGCACTGGCTTGAGAACTGTCAACGCTGCCACGCTGGGGAGCAGTGAAGGTTTGGGTGGCATCCAGTTTCGCAGTGTCAGCGTCATAGGCTTGAACGTCCGTACCAATCGTCACCCCTAAAGATGTCCGGGCAGTCGCACCACTCTCCGCTACCCACGCCGATCCGCTACCGACCATGATGTTGCTGTCCGTCTTCGCCAGAGCGGCAATGTCGGTCAGGTCACTGTCGAGCGGCTGATACGTTGAACTGTGATTATGGCTGGTCTGGCTAAATCGCGAGTCAAGGTCTGTGCTGCCCACACTTGCCACATGACCGTAAGTATCAAACGTGATGTCCTGCAACACGTTGCCGTCACTGTTGTCAACATTGGCCGCGCTGCTGGTGTCATCGTGGTCGATGGTCGTGCCGGTGACGGTGATCGCGTTCCCGCCGCTGTAAGTTGTATCCGTGTCCGTGGCAGCGATGGTCACGGTGTCCGTGCCTGCCGCCGTGGTCACAGTGACGTTGCTGCCCGCCGCGAGCGTCAACGTATCATTAGCGGCATCGGCTACCACATCGCTCTGCCCGCTCACCGCAACTGTTCCGAAACTGTTCCCCGCCGTGGCTGCGATAGTAATGCTGTCAGTGCTGGTCGCCCCGGTAAGCGTCACGCCGCTCCCGGCTTTCAAATTCAAAGTGTCCGTCGAGGAATCAGCCGCAACGCTGGAATCGCCGGAGGCCGAACCGCCGTCTGCTGAAAGTGCAATCGTCGCAAAGCTGTTGCTGCTGCCACCGCCGCCGCCTGTGTTATCGGTAAAACTCAAAGTTCCAGAGGCGTCTGTCTGGATCACTTGCCCGTTCGTGCCGTCCGCAGTCGGCCAACTCAGACCGTCCAAGATGACCGCACCACTTCCATTCGGAGTGATCGGGATGTTGCCGTCACTCGCACTAACAATACTCTGCCCGTTTACATCCAGCGAACCGCCAAGCTGCGGCGTAGTGTCCTCCACCACATCGCTGATGCCGGTGGTATCCGCAGACGCAATGCTGATGCCGCCATCGCTATTCGTCACTGTCACGTTCGTGCCGCCGGTAATAGTCGCCTTGGTCAAGCCGCCAGCCGTGTTGCCGACTAGAAGCTGTCCATCGGTGTAAGTCGTTTCGCCCGTGCCGCCTTCGTCCTCGGCCACTGTGCCTATCAAGTTGGCGCGGGTAATCTTCTTCGTCGTGCCGCTGGTCGCCTGCGTAGTGTCGCTGGTGTCCACCAATGGAATCATATCCGTGCTTGCCGGTTGTTCCGCTAGTTCCGTTAACCCTGTAATTTTTGTGTCAGCCATATTTGCCCCTTAATAAGTGTAAACATTCAACCGTTTTACCTGCCCCTGCTGGCGCAGCAGTTTGTCTGCTTCAATAGTCAGAACCGCTTCCGCATCAGCATCTGCGGGCATAGCCAGTTCGTTGTTGCCAGTTGCCCGCAGGTAATCCGCGTATGCCCCCCTGATTAAATATCCCTGAAATATATAAGGTAGTTGCACCAAGTCCCACTGGGTCGATGCCGTGGTGGGCGACTCGTTCACCGCCGCGCTGGTGTTGGCATCATAAAAGTTTCCCTCAAAGTAAACCTGCTCGCCACTCGCGTAGGTGCTGGTGGCACTGTAATTGTCACCCGTAAGCAGCGGACGATGCTTGCGCCCCTTCACCCATATCGTGTTCACATTGCTCACCACATGCGCCCCCAAGCCGGTAAGCTCAAAGCTGTACTCCCGGTTCGCGGAGAAGTTGCGCGGGTCTTTCCTGGTCAACGCAAGGAACTCCCCGATCTTCGTCTCGCCTGTTTGCTCGTAGGCAAGGTAGCGGTCAAAGGCTATCAGTTGAGTCCAATAGCTACTTGATGCCGGTGTAATCGAAGAGCTTGATGTATGAGCAGCGATGCACCAGTAATGTTCGCCGTCTGTTGTGTATTTAGCTCGATCTCCAAGCACATAGGCGTTGCCAGACTCCCAATCGTTTCCACTTGGAGACTCACTAACGTCGGCCCACTTGGACTTGTCGGTTGGTAGGTTTCCGGTGTTGGAATCGGAAAGGCTTTGGTAATACTTGTCCTCGACTGCATAATAAACCTCCGTGTTCTGGGCGTAGGTCGTGGTGCTGTCCCAGAGTAAGCGGAACCGCCGCTTCTCAATCAACAGGGTGTCGGGCCACTCGCCTGTCTCCCACGCCAACGCCAAGCGCGCATCCGCTAAATCACGAATACGCTTAAATTCATTCGTAGACAGATTATCCCTGTCCAGTCCTGCAAGCTGGGCTACCCCGTGCAGGACGTTGCTGAAGGTTAACTTTCTCATTTGTAGACCTTAACCTTGCGCCCCGCGCCAATCGGGAAGAACCCATCACCACGGTAGCCCACCTGTATCTTTTCAGACTTCGTGTTCACGCGCACTTCAGGGTTGTCCTGAAGATACTTGGACATGAACTTCTTGTCCTGCCACACCCCGTAGCCTTCGCGCTGCCCCCAGTAATGGTAAGCCGTGGCCGGGATGCTCGCCCGCATCTCCCCCATGCCGTCAACCGAACGAAAGGTGCGGGAGTTGTTCTGTGCGGCGATAGCTTTTGAATCGCTAACCGCAGCGTCGCATTGTGAAAAGACTCGCTGCCGGAGCTTTGCGGCAACTGCTTGTCGCAGTTCCCCCGGCAGCGAGTTGATTGCTTGTTCTAGCATGTTCCCCCCAAGAGAGTTTAGCTACCCAAGTCGAACGCACCGTGCGCCAATGGATTGTGGACGATCAACGCCGCCACAGCCTCAATCATCTTGATTGGGCCACCACCCGCATCGGGCAAGTCCTTGATTTCCGGCAATTTGCCGTATCGAATCTCGATACCATCCATGTCCAACACAAACCCATCGGTCTGTGCCACCATGAAGTTATCGGGAACCAACGCCACCGTGCCGAAATCACCCTCGAAAAAATCGACGGCGATTGTCACTTTCTTGCCCGATTGGGGCGAGAAGGTGCGGATTTGGGTCGCGGCAATTTGATTGCTCGCATCAGTCACGCTGCGCGTTCCCGTCAGGCGATCCGTGAAGGCGCGCTTGAGGGTACGACCCAGAGGCATCATGAAACTCTTGATGCTTCCGGTTTCGGAGTAGATGCTCGCCAACACATCCTGAACAGTGCTGTCCGTGATGTTTGACGTAGTTGCCGTGGTTTCGATGCTCGCAGTCGGCGTGCGGAATGCAGCCGGAACTTGAAGCACGGAACCGCCACCAGTGCTGATCCACGTTGCCAAACCTTTGGTAAGGTAAGGCGTGGAACCACCAGCGTCAGCTTGTGCGTCATTAGCCGAGAGATAAGATTTCTCCATATCTCTTTTTAGCTCAACGAGTTTGTTGGCGATGCCCTGAGCGATTTCATCCTTCAAGCCAGCAACATTGCTGATCTCAAGAGACAACGGAGACACTCGGATTACGCGACGATGCACCTGAACATAGTTGCTCAGAATCGCACGGTTCGCACCGGGGTTCTCATAATCGCTGCTGGTGACATCTGTGCCATCGACAGTTCCGGTAGCCACCGCCGCATCGTAGGCTGACGCCTGCCATTGCATTAGTGTGTTACCGGGTTTCGCTCCTTTTTTCGCGCTGCTCACAACTGGACAGTCGTGGGCATCGACGAGACTAATTAAATCGGCAAGGTCTTCCCTTTTACCGATTTGATCTTTTTCTAGTAATGAAGCCATGTGGACTCCTTTCCCAAGCTATAAACCTAGCTTGATTACATTTGTTAACTCATCGACCCCCCCTGACTCTTGAAACGACTTCATAGCGGATGCTGAACGAACCGCCGCCGGGTCTACCGGGGCAGGTTCTGCTGTTGGCGCGGTGGGCTGCGGAGGTGCTTTCTTCACCTCCTTGGCAGTTGAAGTCTTCCTTGGTGATTCGCGCTGTGCGCGTCCGGCAAGGTAATCACCAACCACAAACTTGTAGTCAGGGAACCGAGCAAGATCAGGCATGGAGCGAAGCACTAGCATCGCCTGCTGAAACTCGCTGCTCGCCTTGTCTTTCCACCACGGGAAGGCTTCCAACACCTGCGGCTCCAAATGGTTTACAGCTTGAATGTATCCAAGCTGCTCCGGTAACTGTCGCCGTATCGCCCTCGCTGCCTTCTTGCGAATCTCCCGAACATCCTCGGTGGTGAACTCACGATCACCTTCCTTGGTTTCCAAGAGTGCCCCATCGGGGTTGTCTTCCGCCCACTCCAGTGTCTGTTCAGCCTGAAGAAGTTCCTTCTGCACATCCTCAACCGTGTTGAGGTTGGCAAACGGATTCGCCTCGGTAGGTTGCGGAGTAAATTCCGCGTTCGTCTCTGACGCCCTAACCTCGGCCTCTTCCAGCTTGCGCTTCAGATCTCCAATCTCAGCTTCAGCATCTTCTTTAATCTGCTTCCGCTTCTTGACTTCTTTTCCAATGCGCTTGTTAACAGACTCCTGAATGTCGGCTGGTAAACCATCCGCTTCAGCGTCTTCCTTTACCTCGTCGGCGGCTGGTTCAGCCTCCGCTTCAGTCGTCTCAGTCTGGGAAAGGTCTGTGCCTTCGTCCGCCTCTGCACTCACAGAGGTTTCCTCTGGCGTATCCCTTTCCTCACTTTGTTCTTCCGCATCAGTCGGTTGAGGTTCCGGCTGTTCCTCGCGCTCAAGTGTGTCCCTTAGCATTTCTGCCAGACCTGCTTGGTCAAGGTTCCCCTGCGGTTCCACGGTTTTGGGAGGGCTGTCCGTTTGCCCATCAGTTGTATCAGCCATGCGATTTTTGGGAGCAGCAAGAAGCTCCGATTATTGCAGCGTTTAATTTTCATGGGGCATCGAGGTACGCAGAAACTCCTTGCCAACAATGATTAGAAGAGTGAAGAGGGCACAAAAAAACCCTTGGTGTTTACCAAGGGCACTCAAGTGACATCAAATGACATCTATGACTCTATTTTCTGTTTTGTTTTGCCATGTCCTTGAGTTGAATTAGATGACTTTGATACTCCAACAGCGCAGCCGCCTTGCCCGCCGCGTAGTGCCGCTGCGCGTCAGTGAGGTCTGGGGAGAGCGCAGCGTCTGTCTCGGCGGCAAGAAAGTTCGCCAAGTGCTTATGCACTTCGTCCCACAGTTCGTTGCCCCCATCCCATTGGAGAGCGTTCCAGTTTACTTCGTCCATGTTACCCCATCGCCGCAGGTTTCACCCCAGTCCTGCCTATCTGTTTATTCTGCTGTTGCATGACCGCCATGTTCAGGTTCTGCAAATAACGATCCATCAAGTCCTTGAAGACTTCGTTGCCCTGCATCTCCTGCATCACCCGCTGATTGCTCTGCGCCAACTCCTGCGCCATCTGCATCTTGGTAGAAGCAGAAGGGTCATTGCTCGCATCCGCATAGGTAGCCTCAAAGCCCAGCAACATATTTGCGATGTCCTGCTTAACCCCCTCATACATCTGCTGCGATGCCGATGCCTGATCCACCAACAACTCGTCAGCCGATTCAGGAGCCACCGCGCGCAATACCTTCTCCACCAACTTCACTTTGTCGATGCGCCCCGCTGAGTCCAAGGTGGTCGCAATCTGACTAATCGCTTCCAGCTTCGATTTTACCAAATCTGCGTCCAATTCCGCCACATTGAATTTTAACACGAAGTCAAACTGCTGGCCGTCATGGGTGAGTGCCTGTGCCGCATTCGCATTGGTGATGCGCGCCAACTCGTCCGCCGAGTAATACTGGATGCACAACCGGAACATCTGGCGATACACTTCAGTCCAACCCCGCAGCCACTGGTTCACCATGCGTTGCTGCTTTAACTGCGTTACCATTATCGGCACACTCTCGTTGGGCCTACCGAAATACTCATCGGCCTGCTGGCGCACGGTGTCAATCACGCCGAACGCAGTGGTGGGTGGACGCGATGGCGGTTGCAGGAAGGCGTAGTCTCCCGGCTTCGTCACCGGCAACTGCACCGCTGGCCCAATCTTGTTCGCCATGCCCAACCGCTTGCTAACCTGTAACGGCGGCAATGTCTCAAAGCTCGTCGCGTCAAACACCGAGTCGCGCTGCGCCTTAATCTCATCCTGCCATGTGCGCGCCACTTCCGACACACCACGGCTCTCCGTTACCCGACGCGCCACATGCTCCCTGCGGAACAGCACAAACGGATACTGGTTGTGCGCGTAGTCCAACATCTCATGCTTCGCAAACAACTCATCATCCGCGCCCGGACAGAAGATGGTGTAAAAGATTCCCGGCACACCTATCTCGTTCAACTGGCGCGTGTAAGCCCACACCACTTCAACCAGATTATCACGCCGCTCTATCGTCGAGTCAGTCAGCGCACTCAATGCCCTGCTCACATCGTTGATCGCCAAGGACTTGCCCGCCGTGTGCAACGCAGCCTCTACGAAGCCCTCGCTCCAACCGTCATCAGTCACCATGCTGCGAAGCTCTACCTCGGACATGAATTGTCTGCGGAAAATCACCCTCGCATTCTGCAAGTCAATCGTCTCCGGCGGGAACAGCACATCGTCATAAGGCTTCAATGCCACCAGCGCAGGCGCGTTCTTGCACAGGTACGGCACGGGAAACTGCGCGCTACCCGTATCACGCAAGCTCTTGACCACCTTGCGAGCCGCACGCTTCTTCATCCCCGGCACATAGTCCATCAGAACCTGCGCCACTTCGCCCTCACGCTCCGGCTCCGCTATCATCCCCGGCAGGGACGCCAATAGGGAGTCCGGTGGAGCCTGTTGCGCCATCTGCATCACTTCCTCAAGGCTCAACTCCTGCGTCTTCAGCGCACTCTTCTGCTCCCACCCGACAAACGCCGCGCTCCAGCCATACGCCATCATGTACTGCGCCAATAACTCCGACTCCGCGCCCAACGTATTGTGCATCGAGTTCTTCACCCAGTTCATCAGGGTCGTAGCCGCTCCGGCAGGCTCCAAGTCAGACAACTCCGTGCCCGTCACTCCAAGCTGCGCGCGACTGGCAGACATCGAAAGCATATCCACACAGTCATTGATGATTGAGTCCACCAACGGCACGCGCGTGTCACTCGCTCCATCCCAAGGGAAAGCTGGCTTGCCCTCCGGTAAGTTCTCATCGTGCTTCTTGCCATCGTCGCTCTGCCCAGTCCATCGCATGTAGCGTGTCTGGTCTGCGGAACTGGTGCGCTCCAGCGTGTAGCCCTCATTCATCGAACGCCGGAACTCCTTCACCAATTCAGGTACATCCGGCTGTCCTGTGTGCCTAGCTAGTTGATCGTTATTTTCCATTTTTGTTCTCTCCTAAACCGAAGTGTTTCGCCAAGTCATCCCGATAGTAACGATGCTCACGCCCACCCAGCATCTTATAGACGCGCAAAGTGCCCGCGTTTCGTAACTTATCAAGATAACGCTTACTCATCCCTGTCAATTCTGCCGCCTGACCACGGGTCAATAACGGCGGGTATTCTTGTGTAGTCATAATCAATATCCTCCCCCACCCTTCGACGCGAAGCTCGTATCCACCACATACTCCGGGCGGAACAATATCAAGTAACGGAGGCAATCTATAAAATCCTTGTAGGCATTCTCGCCACCCCCGGCA